TATTGGTTGGGACCAAAAAACTTGGTTGGCACACCTACGTACTTTTACGTGGTGGTTGTTCAAACAACGTAGCTTTAAAAAAGCTTGGTCAGAATTAGTTGAATCAGTTAGAAGTCACGTTAAGTGGACTCGTGCTGATATTAACGATTCAAGCACACCAGTTGTTTGGCCACAGTTCTTTTTTCAACTATTTTTCTTAGATAATGCTTATCGTGGCACTGTTGTACAGTGGAAACGCAAGTATGTATCTTGGAAATACCAAAAAGCTGCAACAATTTATCGTAAATACAAGTCTTTTTACTCAGAACTTTGGGAAAAAGTAGTCCAAGAGGACTTAACTCAATCTCAAAAAAATCTGCTAATAGACATTGGTAAAGCTTTAGAACAGCAAGAAGAGGAATAATCCTCTAAAAGCTGTTTATAATAAGCTTGTGCCAAAAGATATATTAGAAGCAGTAGCTCAAACCAAGCAAAAAGTTTACAATATAACTTTTCCGCCACTTCACGATGCGCAAAAAGAAGTCCACGACTCTGATGCGCGTTGGAAAATACTTTGTGCTGGTCGAAGATTTGGTAAATCTAGACTAGGAGTACAAATGTGTATGGAAGTGGCGCTTGCTGGAGGCCGTGCTTGGTGGGTTGCCCCTACATTTGCTATTTCTAGGGTGGGTTGGAGAGATATTCAAGCTGCCGCTGCATCATTTCCCGAAGAAATGGGTGTCAATATCAAAGTTGGCGATATGCAGGTAGATTTTAACAATGGTGGCTTTATTGGTGTTCGTTCTGCAGATAATCCCCAAAGATTAAGAGGTGAGGGTCTTGATTTTCTTGTTATGGATGAGGCTGCGTTCGTTAAAGAAGAAACTTGGACAGAAGTTCTTAGACCAACACTTACCGAAAGAAAAGGTTCTGCTTTATTTATCAGTACTCCAAAAGGAATGGACAACTGGTTTTATAGATTATTTGAAAGAGCAGAAAATGCAGATGACTGGCAGAGATTCCAATTTCCATCTACAGCTAATCCATTAGTAGAAGAATCAGAAGTACAAGCTGCAAAAACAGAAATAGGTTCTTTAGTATTTGCACAAGAGTATGAGGCCAAATTTATATCTGAGGGTTCTCAGATGTTCAAACAAGACTGGTTTAAATATTATCACGAGGGTGTTGGGCAAGTTCACGCCGATGGTGAAACATACGATTTAAATGATTTAACACTATTTGGTTCAGTTGACTTAGCTACATCCACAAGAGAAACTGCTGACTATACAGTTATAGGTAGTTTTGGATTACATCAGCCAACAAAAAAACTTTTTATTTTAGATATGACCATTTCAAGAATGGAAGCTCCCGATATTATTCCAGAAATTAAAAAACACGTTGTAAGAAACAATCTTGAATGGGTAGGAATTGAAAAAGCAGGTTTTCAGTTAGCTTTAGTACAGTTTGCAAGACGTGAGGGCTTACCAGTCATTGAATTAAAGGCTGATAGAGACAAGCGCCAAAGAGCACTTCCTTTATCTGCTAAGATGGAAGCAGGATTAGTTTATCTTCCTAAGAACGAAGAGTACTCTTGGGTTGCTGACGTAGAACGTGAATTACTTACGTTTCCCGTTGGAGCACACGACGATATAGTCGACTGCATTTCATACGCAGTGATACAAGAGCGACGTCAAAGGAAGTGGGAAGCATATTAATGGCTGAAGAAGAAAAGAAAAGTTTTTATAGAAGAGCGGTTGATTACTTACAAGCACCGCCAGAACGAACAATAAAAGGTTTAACATATAACCAAAGTACAAATAGTGCTTTGGATTCTGCTGTATTTGGATACAATACATCCTCTGGTCAATTTCCATCAAAACTACTTGAAGACATAGGTGAGGGTACTGGTAACTCAGCTGTAGTTGCTTGTCTTAATGTTTTAGCAACATCATTTGCTGAGCCACCTCTTAAAATTTACAACAAAACCACAGACGGAGACGAAGAACAATTATCTCATCCAGTAGAAATGCTAATGAGTAGGCCTAATCCTTTTACTTCTGGTTCTTTACTTTCCCATTACATTGTTACAGCTATAAATGCTAGTGGTGACGCTTATCTTTTAAAAATAAGAAACTCATCTGGAAGAGTTATCCAACTAATCCCAATGATGCCAGACAGAGTTATTCCAAGAGGTAATGAAGATGAACTGATTACTCATTACGAGTATTACGGTGCAGCCAACACAATGGGCGAGTTTATTGTAATTAAAAAGAATGACATAGTCCATATCCGACAAGGAATAGACCCAAACAATCATAGAAGAGGTTTTGCTCCTCTTAAATCAGTTTTAAGAGAACTTCTTGGTGATGAAGCTGCTGGTCAATATGCAACAGCACTTTTACACAATATGGCTGTGCCTGGCGTTATATTAAGTCCAAAAGACGATGCTACAGGTGGACCATCAAGAGAAGAAGCTGAAGCTATCGCTAAAATGTATAAATCTAAATTTGGCGGTGCTAATAGAGGTGCTCCAATGGTTCTTACTGGCCCAATGGATGTAAAACCAGTCTCATTCTCTCCAGACCAAATGGATTTGAAAGAATTAAGAAGACTTCCAGAAGAAAGAGTTTCTGCAGTTTTAGGAGTCCCAGCAATCCTCGCAGGCCTCGGGGCTGGACTGGACGCGGCCACGTACAACAATACTCGTGAATTAAGAGAGTTTTTTACAGAGCAAAAACTAATCCCAATGTGGAAGACAGTAGCTAATGAGTTAACTCATCAATTACTTCTTTCAGACTTTACTAATGACACAAGCACATACTGTGGTTATGACTTAGATAAAGTAAGAGCTCTTGCTGCTGATAAAAACGACACCTTTAAGAGATTCAATATGGGTGTTGCTGGTGGATGGGTAACTATTGCTGAAGCTAGAAAAGCTGCACATTTAGATGCAGATGAAACACACGATGTGTATTTAAGGCCATTGAATATGGTTGCTGTTCCTATAGAACAAGGTAATCAACCCTATCAAATCACAGAACAACAAGCTAATGCAGTCAGAGAGGCTGGTATCAACATAGAGGGCTTAGACTTAAAAGCAACTTTATCATCAACTTCCTTACCTGTTGAATCTGTTAGACAAGACAGAATTGAAATGACAGATGAGCCAAGAAACGAGCAAAAGTATATTGCACAAATGCCAAACGGTGCTTGGTGTGTTATCGGTCACAAAGATGACAAAATTATAGAATGTTTCAAAACAGAGGCAGAAGCTGAAGCTTATCTAGAAGATATGAAAAAAGGTTTTAAGGCTCCGTCTATTTCAGCAAAAGTCAAAAAGAGTCTTCAAAAGAAAGTAGCAGACCATAATGCAAAAAATCCTAAGTACAGAGCTACTTATGGAATGTTAGCTGCTGTCTTCAGAAGAGGAGTGGGAGCTTACAGAACTAGTCCAGCATCTGTTAGAGGTAACGTTACAGGTGCAACCCAGTGGGGATTAGCCAGAGTGAACGCCTTTATAAAAGGTTTAAAAGGTAAATTCCCAAGAAAACCATTTGATAAAGACTTACTACCTAGTGGACATCCTTTGTCTTCTAAAAAAGAAGCAGACAATGTTATTGACGAATTAAAAGTATCTACTGAAGAAGCAGAGGCTTTACTTTACGCAGAGAGAATGCAAAACGAAACTTTAGAAAAAGCAAAATCTGTAAAAGTAGGAGATACTGTTAGTTGGTCAATAAACAAAGACCCAGACCCACCATCAACTGTTCACGGTGTTGTAAAATCTGTAAACAGTACTGATAAAGAAGCAACAATGAATGTCTGGGCTATTCTAGAAAATGGAAAACATAAAAAAACAGATAGAGACGTAACTATGCCATTTGGTAGATTGACAAAAATTAAAGATTGGCGTGAATCTGAAAAAGCAAAAGAAGTTACAAATTTCCCTAAAAGCGGAGATAATCAAAAAATATCTCTAGCTAACTCACAATACAAACAGTTTCCAGATTTCAAGTACGTAAAAGACTTGAAAGAAAACTATCCTACAATTTGGCGAAGAGCTGGTACTGGTGGTAATCCACCAACTGCTTTCACTGGAAATGATGCATTTAATAAATGGTCAGCATACAAAAAAGGTGATAGAAGTCCTAGTGTTCTTTCTTGGGTTAAAAGAAGAGAAAGATTTATGAATCGTCATAAAGGCAACAATAGATTAAATGGTGCTATTGCTGTTATGAAGTGGGGTGGAGTAACCACTGGCGGAGTAAGCGAAATGAAGAAATTAGTCAATGAGCAAAAGAAGAAAGTTGATGCTCGTAAGAAAAAAGCTGATATTTTGTTATCCGAGAAAACCAGTGAAAAATAGATGTTAAAATATTATTTAGAGAAAGTAATTTAGGGGAAATAAATTGAATAAAGAATCAAAAAATTTTGAGTTTAAAGCAGTTGATGATGAGAAAGGTTCTGTAGAAGCAGTCTTTTCCGTTTTCAACAATATCGACACAGACGGAGATGTAGTACTACCAGGCGCTGTTAAATCTGGATTTAAAGATAATCAAGTGCCTATGGTCTTCGCCCACAAGTGGGACCAGCCAATTGGCAAAGGCGTCATAGAGTCAGATGACGAAAAAGCAACATTTAGAGGTACCTTTTTTATGGATACCGAGGCTGGTAAGGAGGCTTATCACTTAGCTAAAGGAATGGGCGAATTACAAGAATGGTCATTCGGATTTAGAATAAACGACTCTGAAATGAAAGAGTTCAAAAGCGAAGATGGTGATGAGATTAGTGCTCGTTTCTTAAAGGACTTAACTGTATTTGAAGTTTCCCCAGTCCTAGTCGGTGCTAATCGTGAAACATATACGCTAGCAATTAAATCTGGCGAAGATGCAGTCTATGAAGATTCACAAAAGGCTGTCCCTAAAGATTTATTTAAAACAGAAGAAGAAGCAATAAAAAGAGCACAAGCACTTGGTTGCGATGGTAGTCATCAACATACATTCGATGGTGATGATTATTTTATGCCTTGTAAAGACCACGCTTCTTACCTTGCTTCAATTCAAAGAGAGCAAGAAAAAAGTTTAGAGGAAGAAGTCAAAGAAAAAGACTCTTCTCAAGATTCTGAATCTGATACTGGCTT